ATTCAGTACGACAAAAAGCTCAAGGTAGACTGGTTAAAACAGTAGAAACAAATGTTGATGACTTAAGAGAAACAGCTAAAATAAGAGCAGCTATTAATAGAAAACTTCCTACAGAACTAAGAAAGAATATGGTAAGACCTGCTTTAATGAATAGAACAGGAAGATTTGCTAATTCAGTAAAATTAGAAACTTTAACAGCTACTCAAGCTGGAATGGCAGGACAGTACTCTTACTTGTTAAGCCCTTATGAGACATTCGAAAGTAAAGGAAAACGAAAATGGCCTTTAGCATATAATCCTAAACCTTTAATATCAAAAAGTATTAGAAATATAGCTATAGGATTTATGAAAGCAAAATTAACACTTAGGAGAATATAATGGTATCAACATATAGAACAGCAAGAAAAAAGATTGTTGATGCCTTAGTAAAAGAATTAAAAACGAGTATAAATGGGGTTGCCCCTTATAACTCGAACATATTTAACAATGCTGATGGGCATTTAAAATTTTTAGATACAATCAACGAATACCCACAAGTATGTGTGGTAGCAGGAGATGAAACTAGACAGTATCAGCCCGACGGCTTTAAATGGAGGTTTCTGCAACTCGAAATTAGATGTTATATCGAAAACGAAGCAGATCCTCAAGAGGTTCTAGCCCTTTTAATGGAAGATATAGAAAGGGTAATAGATAATAATGATGTTTTGACTTACGATGATACAGTAAGTCCAGCATTAAATACAACTTCCTTAACTTTACAAACATTGACTACTGATGAGGGCGCATTAGCCCCAATTGGAATAGGGTCATTAGTTTTAGAGTGTAGGTATTAAAAATCGAAATTACAAAGCAGATAAAAATCTAGCTAAGTACTTTCAAAGACTAAAAAAGATAGGAGAAAAGCAATGGCTTTAAATCTTTCAAGAAATACGAAAGTATTTGTAAGCAGCGTAAATGGAGTCCCCACTGCAGGTGGAGGAATTCTGACAGCTTATGTTAGTACTAAAGGTACTGGATATGCTGTAGGAGATATTGTCACTTTAGGTACAACTTCAGGTTCTGGAGCAAATGCAAAATGTATTGTACTATCTGTATCAGGTTCTGGAGCAGTAGAAACAGTAGCTATTCCTAACAACTTTCGAGGAAATGGCTTTGTAGCTGATGAAACCGCAACAGAAACTGCAGTAGAAAACTATGCTGGAACTAATAATGGTTCAGCTAGTGGATTAATTGTTACAGCTAAAACTGTAACAGGTACAACTACAGCAGAAGGAGCAAGAGCTGGAACAGGACGTTTCAGAGGTAACTCAACTGCAGCCAATACTTTTAGAGTTGGTGTATTAGACGGTTATAGTTTCTCTCAAGGAAGTGAATCAACTGATGTAACAATCAATGAAGCTGGTTCTGCACCAAATCGTGGATCAAAAAGATTCAACGATGCATTACCTCCTGCAGAATGGTCATTTGGAACTTATGTTCGACCATTTAAGCACGGAGCTGCAAGTTTCAGAGCAGACGGAACATATGATATGGTAGAAAATATACTATGGTCTGCACTAGCAGGTACAGGGCTATCAGATGCCTCAGGCTCTGCTGTAGCAACAAGCACAGGAACAGCTAATGGAGCATTAGTAGACTTTGTAGAATCAGATGTTCACGAACTTATGAAACTAAATATCTTCTTTGCCTTAGAAAATACAACTTACAGACTGAATGATGCTCAAATCAATCAGGCTGAAATTGATTTTTCTATCGATGGAATTGCACAAATCACATGGAGTGGTAATGCAACTACTATTGACCAAGTAACAACTGCATATGAAGATCCTTCTAAGTATCAAATCGAAGCATATGATGCTGATGGAGCGAGTTTGACTCACTCTAGTGGAAGTACAGATACTTATGTAGAAAACTACAACTTTGCAGATACAGTTGGCCCAAGTGATGCTGATTACTTAAGAAATAAATTATCGTCTCTATACTTAGATGCTGATGCCCAAGGTGGCGGAAATGCATCTGGAGGACTAGATGATAGAACTTATGATATTAATATCACAGGTGGTTCAATAACAATAGCTAATAATGTTACTTATGTAACACCAGAAACAATTGGTATTGTTGATAAACCAATAGGATCATTTACAGGAGCAAGAACTATTACTGGTTCTTTAACTATGTATTTAGATACGAAAGCTAATGGTTCTAACCAACTATTAACAGATTTAGCAGCAGCGACTGACCTTGTTACAAACGTATTTGACTTACGTTTATACATGGGTGTAGCTGGTGCAGTTGGTTCCGATGGCGATGCTATGGGATCAGATGACTTCACAGCGCCGGGCGTAGAATTTAATATGCCTAGATGTCACTTACAAGTACCAACAATTGAAACAGGCGATTTAATCTCAACAACAGTAGAATTTGCTGCTCACGGTAGCGATCTTCTAACTGGAGATGAAATGAAAGTTAAATATTTAGGCTCTACTTCTCACACTCAAACTGGTTATGCAGCGAGTGGATCAGGAGACAGATCAGTAGCGTCTTAAAAAATGTCTTATAGTTTTCTTCGTGAGAGTAAACTATACATAGTGTATGGCGGGAACAAGTATAGAATCTATACTTCTTCCGCCATCTCTTTTGATCAAACATTTGCGGAAGATTCGTATTCAGTAAAGACTTTACACGATCAATCAAAAATGTTTGAAGGATCAACTATAACAAAAGCTAATCCAGCTTCGTTTAGTTTTGATGTTCCTTTAACAATTGAAAAAGATGAGTCTGTTGTAATAGAATTATTGGGTGATGTAACTAATGAACAGTTAAAATCATTTGATATCTATGTACAAACAGGAAGCAGTACTTTCAAATTAGAAAGTGCAGTAATTACTAGTGGTAGTTTTGATTTTGTACCTCAAAATCAATTTACAGTTAGATTAGAAGGAGAAGGAACTAAATTATCGAGAGTTGGAGATGAAAGCTATTCAATTCCCGGAAGCGCTCGATCTGAGTCTTCCACAAGAACCCCTCTAATAGTCTACCCTGTTATTACAGCAGATAGCTTAAATATGAATAATATTATAAGCGTTAATTTAAATCTGCAAAATAATATAGAGTGGACTCCTTACGAAAACCTTCATAGTAGTTTATCAGTAACTAATTCTAGTAATGCTATGTTTCCTGCAAATTATGTACTGAGTAATCGTATATTATCGGGAGAAATACGACAGTACCAACAAGATAATAATATAACACAATTTGATGATTTTAGTACTAATACTGATTTAACTATTATTGCAAAAAATACATCTGGAGATGCTAACTTTTTCGAAGTTGAAATCAACCCAGTAATGTACACAGCTAGAATGGAACCATCTGAGATTTATACTCAAAGCTATGACTATAGATCTTTAGATAATACTGACCCAGTAACTACTCAAATCTCATATTCAACTTAGGAGAATATAAATGGAACTAAAAAGCCTGTTGGTCGACAGTAAGACCACTTGGGTTGAGTTTCCTGGTCTTGATGGATTTGAAGTTGAACTAGCGAATCTCTCCCGAAAAGAATTAGTAAATCTTAGAAAAAAATGTACTCAAAATAAATTTAATAGAAAAACTAGACAGTTTGAAGAACAATTAGATGATGATAAATTTGTAATAGAATTTACACAATCAACTGTAAAAGGTTGGAGAGGTCTCAAACTAAAATACTTAGAAGATTTAGTTTTAGTTGATTTAAAAGGACAAAATACAGAAACTGAATTAGACTATTCTGATGAAAATGCAAAAGAACTTGTAGAAAATTCAAGTGAATTTGATAATTGGCTCAATGAGGTAGTCTTTGACTTGGATAATTTTCGTACAGAAGAGCAAAAAGAAGCTAATAAAGAAACTAAAAATATACCTGGATCATAATAGAGTAGGTATGACCAAAGACCAGTATCTGCGAATGGTAGAGCAGACTGGCGAAGAAATAGATTGGGATAAGTGTCCTCCAGATCAAGAGGATTTTCCCGATTCTATTATAACAGCTCTTAATATATTTTATACATTAGGAGATAGAGTTTACCCAGATGTAGGATTTGTTGGAAAAGATTATACAAATCTTAATTTTTTATATGAGTATTATAATATAAAACATACCTCAGAAAAAGAATGGATTTGGGAATTAATACATGTGATGGAAACAGAAGCCATCAAAGAATCGCAAAGGCAAATTAAAGCGAGTTTGGATAAAATAAAAAGAAAATAAAATGGCAGATAGTAGAGTACTAATTGAAATTATAACAACGAGTAAAGGGTTAAAAATAGCCGCCGTTGATGCTGCAAAATTAGCTAAAGAAACTGAGAAAATAGATAAGTCTCAAGATAAGGCTACAAAAAGCGGTAATAAATATCATAAATTACAGAAAGGAGTAGCTCAAGCAGGAGCGAATTCTACTAAAAACTTCTCAAAAATGAATCAAACAATGGGATCGGGAGGATCCTCTGGTTTGGTGGCAGCTTATGCAACATTAGCTGCTAACGTCTTTGCTGCGACCGCAGCATTTAGTGCTCTTTCTCGAGCAGCAGAATTTGAAAATCTTCAAACAGGTTTAACAGAATTAGGAGCTACCTCTGGGCAGACTCTATCTGTTGTGGCTGATGGTTTGAGAGAAATTACAGGTATGGCCTTATCTAGTGAAGAAGCCATGAGAGGAGCCGCTTTAGGTATTTCTGGTGGGTTTGGTGGAGCTGAATTAGAAGGA